ACAAATTGATAGTAAAGATACAGGTGTTTATCAAGATGGAACCCTTTATACGGATACTCTTCTTCCATCCTGTACTTTCCGCAGTACCAACCGCATAAAACCAATTAACCCCGTCAACTGAATACCTAACTTTATACCAATATGAACGATCATCGCCGCTAAAGAAATAGATTCGACTTTCTTGTATTCTGTTTACGACACCTAGGTCGTATTGTAGATATGCAATCTCGGAGCCGCTATCTGTGCTATTTCCTGTACCAAAAGATACATAAGAAGCTCCTATATGTTTTGCCCCGTCAGTTCCAACCGTACTTGCTATGGTACCAGCCGATGTTAAACCCGCTAACAAGTTACCTTCTTTCGTTATACCTCCACTAACTAGTAACTTCTCTACTGATAAGTTAGCTATTTTAGCATTAGTGATTGCCGCGTCTTGAATTGCCGCTGTACCTACAGCTAGGTTTGCTATCTTAGCCTCGGTTATAGCTCCACTCGCAATCTGTGCTGTATCAACGGCAAGGTTTCCTATTTTAGCATTAGTAATAGCACCATCAGCTATAGCAGCGGTTCCCACAGCCAAGTTAGCTATCTTAGCATTAGTGATTGCAGAATCTGCAATTTGAGCAGTGTTAACAGCTAAAATACCTATTTTGGCATTTGTTATTGCACCGTTAGCAATAGCTGCATTACCAACAGCTAAGTTAGCTATTTTTGCACTTGTAATAGCTGCATCTTTTATATCAGCAGAATCTATGACGATTTTATTAGTTGTTGTTCTATCTAATTTAGTATTATCTACAGAAGATGTTGCTAACTTTGCTGCTGTCACTGCCAGATTATCAAGTTTATCATTATTCACAGCTGAATTAGATAGTTGATTTGTACCGACTGCTCCATTTGCAAGCTTTGCTGCAGTGACTGCTAAATCACTTAATTTTGCGTTTGTAACAGCACCATTTGCTATCTTAAAATCGGTAACTGAACCATCTGCCAACTTTCCGGCTGTAACTGCTAAGTCTGCTAATTTGCTATTATTTATCGCACCATTTTGGATATTAGCTTGAGCTACAGCATTAGCTGCAATCTTAGCATTAGTAATAGCATCATCCACAAGTTTGCTAGTCCCAACGGCACCATCAGCTAGTTTCCCTGCTGTAACCGAAAGGTCCGCTAATTTCTCAGCCGTAATTGCACCTAATAAAATATCATCAGTGACAATCCTTGCTGTGGTTGCTGATACTTCTAAGGAGTAATCTGAAGCAGTGCCATGATGATTGACAGCCCTCACACGGAAATAATATTGCTTGTTTGTTTCACCTTCAAAAGTAAATGCGCTTGTTTTCCCTCTAAATACTTGGTTTTCAGAAGAAGCGATGAAGCCTGATACCTCTGAAGCATAGACTTCATAACTAGCTATATAGGATGAAGAATCATAGCCCCATGAAACAATAACGTTACGGAATAAACCGTCTGCTTTTACATTGGTTGGGACATCTGGAACGGTGTCTGGGAATTTATCATCAGTAACAGGAAGTGTTCTTGCATATTCCTTTGCATCCTCATACCTTTGTTCTGCGTAATCAACAGCATCTTGTTTAACCTGGTCAGAACGAGTATCCGTATAAAGGGTTCCATCTTGATAAACACCTGTATCTTTACTATCAATTTGTTCTTGAGAATACGTTCGTTCCAGCAATCCATTCTCAGAAACTTTTTGAGCAAGAATCTCCTTCAATGTTTTGAACGTCGCCATTACATCTTCTTCGCTGTATTCGATGAAATCACCAAGAACGAAATGCTTCTGCGAAGGATCAGAAATGGAACGTTCGACTTCAATAATACGAGCATCCAAATATAACGGAGGAACAAAAGAAGTGTCCTTTACTCGGGTCATATCGCCTAAACGGACTTTTTCATGCTCATATCCTAAAATATGCTCAATGCTCGCGGCTTCTATTTCATATTGAACAACGGTGTTAATACGTTTATCCAGTTCAGTCCTGGTTAACTGTGATAGTCGCTCTTCTGACATATTCTCATCTGAAGTTTCCGGTTCGTAGATATTCCACAAATGACGACCGTCTCTGCCCCAACGCTGTAAGGCTTCTTCATCTTGGACTCTAACGATTAGACGGGTACCATCTTCTCGAATAGGACCAAGACCGACAAGAGCAGTCGTGATATCACTTTGCTCACGCCTTTTTACACCGATGAGGTCTTTGCCAAATTCAGTTTCCTTCCCACGACTCATCCCGACTTTTTCAATCAAGTCTACATAACGACCTACAATCTGACTACCTTTGATCTCAATTCGAAATCTTAGCTCCAATTCAAAAAGTGAGGCTAACTGGCGCAAAGCTTCCAGAGGGTTCAAATGATCAGAGAACTCTACTTTTCGACTCCCTTTGAATCTGGTTTCTCCACGTATCCACTCCGTACCTGATAAGACAAAATCCATGGACGTGTTAACCGTTTGCCCTTCGAGCGTGGTCGGATCAATCACCTTTTGCTTTTTTAATTCCACATATGAAGCACTGGTGTAAACTTCTTTAGTCTGATCGCTAGATTGGTACGTCTCATCAATAATGAATTCACGAAAAAAGCCATCTTCCGTTGGGATAATGACTCGGTTTCGTTTGGATACAAATTCAGCTTCCTTTACATTTGCCTGTATTGTGAAGTCAAACGTTTCTTCAGTATTTTTCAATGTTTCTTTGTGGATATCATCCCAAAAAAGAGCGGCACTCTCTTTATTTTCTAGCACGGCTACAATCTTCTCCGTTTTCATATCCAAAATGTGAATCAATGCATTTTCCTCCTTTCTCGTTTATTTTGTCAGGCTATTTAAACCGTTCGCGCCATTTAATTGTCATATCAACATCATCGGCAGGACTGTAGCCTATAAAGTTGTATCCTTTTTTCAGTGGGAAATACGAAGCACCAAAATCCTTTAAGTCAATTCTCGATTCGCCGTTGATTAAGATGTTATTGGTCTTATGATCGACAATGATTTGATCGCCAGGTTGTGCGATGTAAGGAATACCTTGTTGTTGGTTGATCTTCCACACTCTAATTTCATGTACACCAATATCACGGACCCAATGCCGATCCGCGTATTGTCCAATATGCACTTGTATTTGTGCTAAGCGAGTTAAATACTTCTCCTCCACATCGACATAGATTTCATTCCATCGAGTGTGGTGCTGAGAGCCGTTTTGTGTGTCAATCATTGCGATATAAGCTTGCAGTTGATTACCCTCACGTCTTAAACGCAAAATGCCGTAGAAATTATTCCATAGTCCGGGACGCACCCCATGAGTTTGAATAAGGTAATGCCCTCCTTGCAAAGGACCAATCCTTATTTCACCCATTGTGTTATCAGCGCCAACTAGCATATCTTTTAAAGACAATTTGCCAATGCGATTGTTATTTACATCAAGCAAATAAATTTCAACACGACCTGCTTCCGTTACTTCCGTTGTTTTTAAAGTCATATAGACATCAATCTGAAAATCTTGCAATTGTTCAGAAAGACTCTTTTTGACTGCTGGACCATGCCACTGAGAACCAGTCCCGTATGACTGAGCGCGAAATGTTGCAGCTCCATCACTATACATTTCTCCGGCAACAACACCACCGTCTACATCAGAAGCAGAAGTCCAACCAGTTAAAGTTGCCATCGTATCTCGTAGGATTAGTTGCTCTTTCACAAATGGGGTCTGATCAGCTTCTATCGGTTGACCAATACGCATATATCCGTTTTCCGCAACAATATCTAAATGAGTAATAGGATTAATGACAGTAGCCTCAAAGTTAGGATACGTATCAGCTGTTCCTTCATTAAGGACGATGTTGATATCGCTATTAAGCATTTGTGTTTTTTGTTGGGTGCTGTATGCATATGGATCTAAGCAGACAAAAGTGATGGTTCCTTTTCGTAAAATCGAAATTCTTTCAAAGTCATCTATCGTATTGTTAACAACCGCGTAGTAGACTCTCCCTAGTTCATCGTCGAAAAAAAGCGGGACGGCTTCATCGGTTAGTAGCCAATTAGCAAGTTCCTCTTTGTATCTCAAGGCTTGCTCATCACCTTCTACTCGAAAGGCTATAGGTTGATTAATTACTAACACATCAGTATCAGTAGATCGTAAATAAGCTCCAGCCTTTCCCGGTATAGTTAGTAAATTCCGCTTTAGAGGAGCGAATGGAGGTTTGCTTCGCCCTTGCAGCATATGAATCCAGGGTTTTCTTATGTTATTAAATGTAAAGGACTTATTCAAAACGCCTTTTCCCTCCTGTTTTTCTGTTTTGAATTTCGGTAATGACAGGTTCTATTAATTTTCCTATCTCTCTATCTTTCATGACGATTCTTGGATCTTTAAGGAGTAATTGAGTAAGTAACAAAACAATTTCCTTCGTGTCATTTACTTGCTCGCTCAACTTGTCGATAATTTTTTCTAAATATCTATTGCTACTACCACCTGTTATATTCGGTAACTGACTAGGACGCTTAGCCCCACCGCGCTTTTCGATGTCACGACCTGCTAAAGCAAGAAGTTTCATCGCATCCGTATGTCTTGCTGGATCTGTAGGAATAACATATTCCGGCCATCCTCCATCACCTAATAGAGCCATCATTTTTTCTTTAATCAATCCGCCAGTCTTAAACCCTTTTGGATTGATAGCTGTACCATTTTTGCGGACCTCATAATGGACGTGCGGACCTGTACTCATTCCGGTAGACCCGACCAGTGCGATTCTCTGACCTTTTTTAACGGATTGACCAACACTAGCAAGATTACGGCTGTTGTGAGCGTATAAATGCTCAAACATACCACTCTTGACCATAACCGTATTACCGTAACCGCCCATCCATCCGCTAAAATTAACGGTACCGGCACTTTGAGAATGCAACGGTGTTCCGGTAGGAGCTGCATAGTCGATACCGGTATGAGGTCGCCATACACCAGTTACAGGATGTCTTCTTGGCCCAAATGGAGAGGTCATTCTAAATGGAGGTCCAAACGTTGGATTACCTGGCGAAACTTCTCCTTGTACTCCCTTTAGCTTTTCGACCACCGAATCTCTAAGTCTAGTAAAAGACCCACGCATAATACTACCGCCAAAATCATTGGCACTTGGCATTGACACACCTGTAAACTCCATTGCTTTTTCAAACAATTTCTTAGGGGCATCAAGTAGCCATCCTACCGCATCACTAGCAAGGTTTTTCATGTTTTGCCAACCGTTTTTAACGGCACCTTTAGCCCAATTAAAGGCACGACCTACACCAGTTTCATAGCCCGGTAGACCCATACCATCTTTTAATAGTCTCTCAGTTTCTCTGTTTGGTAGAACGCTGGATCCTTTTGGTAGATTGAGTAACTCAGCACCTTTTAAGCCAAGCATGGTATAACCTTGCCCTGGTATGTGCGCCATCTCTCGACCTTTTTCACCTACAACTGCAGGTCCACCAGGATGATCTTTCGTTCCGGTTGCGTAAGCGGGAATATTAATCTTAGGGACACGTAAACTCACTCCGATATTACTTAAAAGAGTATTCATGCCTCCGACTACTTTATTAACACCAGTTTCAAGTGTCGAGCCAATTGAATTAGCAAAAGACTTTATACCACCTGTTGCTTTACTTGCCATATTTTTAATACCGTCACCGATTCGACCAGGCAATTCACGCGCTGCGGTGACCATATCGTCAAAGCGATTTTTCAGATTATCGCGAATGTCACGGCCTACATCAAAAAAGCGATCTTTCATGACGTTGAATCGTCTGACCGCTTCGGTACGCATATCAAGGACACGCTTTAATGTATTGTCCTTTAGGTTTGTAAAAAGCCTTGTTGTTCCATCTCGTAACAAGGTAACTATCGACAAAGCACGATCTCTTAAATTCGTGATCCTATTAACTGTTGTGTCGCGCATCGACGTAAAACTATTACGAACAAAATTAACGATGCCACTGATAATAGGCTTAAAGATTCTACCCCAAATGAAATTCCAAGTTGCTTGGAAAATGGACTGGATGCCCTTATTAATCGATGTTGCTGTATTCCACATTGAAGTAAGTCGATTCTTTACAAAATCAACGATCCATCGAAGCACCGTAGAAAAAACAGTACGGATCCCGCTTAACATCGATACAAACAGATTTCCGAAACCTTTTATAAAGACTAAGCCGCCTTTTAACAAGCGACCAAAGAATGTTAGCTGTACAAAATTCCATACAAATTGAATAGATCCGAAAAAGATGTTCTTAACACCTTCCCACATTTTTTGAAAAATCTCCTGTAAAAAGACCTGAGAAAACTTGTGTTAAGCCCATAATGACTTTTAATCCACCNTCAAACACGCCTTGGATATTGCCCCAAATCGATTTAATGATAAAAAGTCCGACTTTTAGAGCACCAATAATAATAGATTTGACATAAGGAAACGCCCACTTTACTGCAGAAACAATTCCTTTTAGAACTGGCTCTGTTACAGCCCAAATTCCAGTGAAGATGTTTGAAAAGGCAGCTAAAATTTGTTGACCTTCAGAGTTCCAAAATGATTTCACTTCTGTCACTTTTTCCATAAAAAAAGCTGAAACCACATGAAAGGCTTCAACCGTCTTGTCTTTCAAACTAACAAATCCGTCTTTAACCGAATCGACAAACGATAGGAATTTAGGGTTGGTTGTTAAAAACTCTTTTACATTACTAAGAGCACCAACAAATGAATCTTTCAAACCATCTATGATATTACGAAATGTCTCAGACTTTTTATAAGCGACCACAAATCCAGCACCTAGAGCTGTAATTCCTCCAATGATCCATCCTACTGGTCCTGTCAATGCGGTCAAGATCCTCGCAAACAAACCTAGTGACTTGGTTCCTCCAGTGACGTTTTTGCCAAATCCCCCTAGGACCTTGGCTTTTCCTATCAATTTTAAAAAACCACCAAGACCTGTGGCGGCTTTTGCAACGATACCACCAAACAAACCTAGCCCTATTAAAGCAGGACCAAGTCCAACGGTTACCGCAGTTCCAACCAGCGCGGTCTTATTGATAAGATTTTGAACTGATGGAGACAGGTTATCGTACATTGCTTTTACTGATTTTGCTTTGTCTATAAAGCCAGTAAACAGTTCTCCGAATTTCACTCCGGCTTTTTCTGCAATGTCTCCCATACTGTCGATTCGACCTGTAAAGTCCGCCACTAATGGTTTTAGTTGAGAGAAAAATCCGCCACCTTTTCCGCCGGCATCCAAAAACGATGCACCCAGACGACCAACTGCAGCCCACATATTCGCTACTCCTGCGGTAAATTGTTCTTCGCCTATTTTTTGAGCAGCACCACCGATATTTTTCTCGATAGCGTTCAATAACATTTCAGATGATATTTTACCATCAGAAGCTAATTTAAATACTGCTTCTGCGGTAACTCCTGCTTCTTTCGCCAACCACTGATAAATAGGTAAGCCCCTATCAGATAACTGTTGCAATTCTCCATTGTAAGCCTTATTGGACGTTTGCACTTTATTTAAAATGGAACCCATTTCACCTAATCCTGCTCCGGCTATTGCCGCCGCATCTCCAGTTAAAGATAAATACCTGGTTAGCTCTTTACCTTCTTTGACTCCGGCAGCCACAGCATTAGCAGCCGTTGTTGCAGCTACATCCAACCCAAACGCTGTACCCCTAACAGAATCAAGTGCAGACTGCATAATTTTTTCTACGCCTTCCACATCATGGCCAAGTCCAGTTAACTTTGCTCTAGCCGTATCTATACCGATTAGACGACCAAACCCTTTTGCAAGCGTAATTCCCGCCAATGCAGACGCTGCACCCACTGCTGGCATAGTTATCTTCTTTGTCAAATCCAGTCCAATATCTTTCGTTCTATCTGATATTGATTTCAGCCCACTACCAAAATTTATTAGAGAGTCACCAGCTTTCGTCCATCCTGAACTGACTATCTTCTGCTCTTGAGTAAACTGCTTTAACTCTCTTTTGGCTTGTCCGATCTGTCGTTCTAAATTGTTTAATGCAGCCGATTCATGATTATAATTCCTTGCAGCTTTTTCCGCTTCTTTTGATCCTTCTCCATGCTCTTTTACCATTTTTTCGTAGGACTTATGAGCACTGTCCACTACCGTTTTTTGCACTTCAAGCTTTTTGTTTAAACCATCAATTCGAGTCTGGTATTTTTCTACAGACTTATCGCCTCGGTCAAAGGCAGATAGATTATTTCTTAATTCACTGTTAACTAAGCTCATTTTTGATTTTAGACTAGTTAACCCTGAATCTAGTTTCATAGTGTCTAAATCAAGACCTATGGATAAACCTTCAATACGCTCAGCCATTTATATCCTCCTTTCCTCAAAAATAAAAATCCCTTTAGCCACCAAATGCAGCGATAAGGGATTTTTCTTGTTTTGGTTTATTACGTTCAGCCAGAAGTTCCAAAACGAAATGATAAGGCATATTTAAGACCTCGTTAATGTCTTTGCCTTGCTTAGTCATTTCAAGGATGAGCTTGTCTAAGTATTCTTTTTGTTTGGCAAAAGAAAAATCCTCATCCGTTAATTCTTCTTCGCCAAAAACTCCTTTGTGGCGTCAGTTTGCTGACCCTGCGCTATAAAAGCAATTTGATCCTGTAAAGTCCGAATGGCATCAGGTGCATGCAATCCGTTCATTAACTCTTCTTTCGTAAACTGATTTTTATATACTTTATCAACTGTAAAATCCATAAATTTGTCCAGACTATCCTTTTCTGTTGCATCTGGTTTCTCTGATTCCTCTAATAAATCCATGGCTTCATACACGACTGACATCGGGATAAAAACAGGAGTTAAATACTTCTCTGTTACAATTTCCCCTTCTTTAACTTCTTTCACCAATTCGATCATATTACGTTTTAAGTTTGCCATTTTATATTTTCCTCCTAATAAGTACAAAAAAGAACAGGAACTAAGCCTGTTCTTTAATTAGCACTTTTCCTATTTTATTTTTTGTTGATGATAATTCTTTGATTCGAGTTGCCGTTACTTTTGATTCTTCCGAATGCGGGAAGGGATCGCCAGCTGTATAGATGTGGTTATTGTCTTTTAAATCTTTAAAATCATGGACAACCACATACTTATTATCTTTCTTCTCCGTTTGTTTTTCACTCATTTTTTATGCTCCTTCCGGTTCATCGGTACCAGGGAATGGTTTGCCAAAGATCTTCTGGAAAAGCGCATCCCGGTTAGTGGTTTCGCTTTTTTTATCCATAGCAAACAAGACTGATTTTTCTTCTGAAAAGCCCACTACTTCACNATCCATAAATTCAGCTGAAATTTCTTCAGCGCTAAATTCAATACCTTCTCCTTTAGTCTGACTTTCCACATTAGGACGAGTNAAAATACCTTTTGGTAATCCGACATACTCCCTTGATCCATCTTCATATGTTTTAGCAAAAATAACAGCAACATAAGGTGGATTATCATTGCGTCCAGTAGCCATAATCCCTTCTACTACTTCCCACCCAAGGAGTTTTTGCTTGTCCTCCAGAGGAATCTTATGGAATCCTGATGTCACTGAAACATCACCGCTCGATACGGCCATTTCGGCCACTTTATTATCACCATAAGCTTTCACGACTTCCTGTGGCATTTCCACTGTGACATTTTGCAAAAACTTTACTCGTTCGATATATTCAGCGACGGTTCCATCACCGACTTCACCATAGTAAAAAGAGTCAACACCTGTTGACGCCTTATAACTTTTTTTATTTGACATACTCCATACCTCCTAAATTTTCAAATTGACCTATAAACCTTTTAGCTTGTCGATAGACATCTAGGTCAGAGTCGTATTGATCGACACCTGATCCGTTCTCTTCAAAGCCCATTTCCCACAAGACATTTGACATCGCTACTGTAATTTCATTTACGTCATTAAAAGACTGCGTGAATACATCTATCTGATAGAAATATTCATAGACAATCCTCTTATTATCTCCAAACCCAACTGGACGTGGCGTTGCGATAGGATCAATCACAATATACGGATAAACTTTTTCCAATGACTCTGGGTATTCATAAAACCTAATACGGTTGCTCACTTTCGCTTGGATAAGAGGATCTTTTAGCAGTTCGGCATATATATTGTGTATCAT